TCATATACTTTAGAACGATTCTAAACTGTTGACATCAATTTCAAAATAGCCTAGTTTCGTGCTTGGACCCGTGTGCCTAAAATTAGGACGCGGGTTTTTCTATGGGGGAAAGAATGGATGCCGAGCGGATCGACGTTGTTGAATCTGAAAACGACGGCACCGCTGTATTCGAGGCCCATATAGTTGTCGAGTTTACCAGCAAGGAAGAAGCGGAGTTCTTCGCCGAGGAGTTTATGGCGAGAGGAATGCTGGGATTAATGGATTTTCAAATACCGAGTATGCACTGATGTGGATCACAATTTTATTATTTTTATTTGGAGCTTGATATGCCGAAAGTAGGCGGGAGACATTTTGCTTATACCAAGAAGGGGAAGGCTGCGGCCAAGAGGTACGCCGCAAAGAAGAAGAAAGTTACCCGTAAAAAGAAGTAATGTTTGACAGGCAGGAGCTACTTCTAGGAACGATAGCAATAGTATTCTTTGTAGGCGTATTCTGGTTCTTTTCATAATCTCCCTGCGGATACACCACTGACAGAAAAACTTAGGTATCCAGCATAGATTAAATAACCTGGGGCAACCCTCTAATGGGCAAGAGGTCTAACTTCATAAGGCTCAAGGGGGACTTTTACAGAACACCCAAGAAAGCCGTAGATGTTTTATGCTCACATATAGAAAGAAATTTTACTTACCATGAGCCGTGCGCTGGTGATGGTGCTTTAATTGAGGCGTTAAATTTATATCAGATCCCTTGTGTCTATAAAAATGACATAGAGCCAAAGCATAAAGAGATAAAAAAGCAGGATGCTTTTGACTTGGATAAATGTGCTGGTGATTGTTTTGTTACCAATCCGCCGTGGACAAGAGACTTGCTGCACCCGTTAATAATTCATTTGTCAAACTTGGCACCAACATGGCTGTTATTTGATGCAGACTGGATGCACACAAAACAAGCTGAAGAATACCTAAGTAGGTGTGAAAAAATTATCTCAGTAGGCCGATTAAAGTGGATTGCTGACAGTGATCATACAGGCAAAGATAATTGCGCCTGGTATCTGTTTGGCAACCAGCCAGAAGTCGGCACTGTTTTTATTGGTAGGCACTAATGGCTAGAAGATTAAACCCACAACATGACGCCAGAACGCGGGAGAAAATACAGACGAGTCAGCTCGTTAACAGGTTGAATTCATTTGTATTGGATGGAGTCGATCCGAAAACAAAGAAGCCAATCGATATGAGTAGGGAACAGATAACAGTTGCGTTGGGGTTATTGAAGAAAACCTTGCCCGATTTATCGAGCGTTGAACTCAAGGGCGACGAAGCCAACCCGTTGAATATGTCGTTTACGGTCAAGTATGCAGACAGTGACTCTTCCGAGAGCGTTTGAGGATCTAAGACAACCCGCAAGATATAAAGCATATTATGGGGGTCGAGGGTCGGCCAAGTCTCATTCGTTTGCGACAGCTTTACTGATGCGTGGGGGTGAGAAACCCTTGAGGATACTATGCGCCCGTGAGGTTCAGTTAAGTATCAAGGATTCCGTAAAGCAGTTACTGGACGACAAGATAGCCGACTTTGGTATGGAGTCGTTCTATCAATCGTATCAAGCAGAGATACGGGGCAAGAACGGAACGAACTTTATCTTTGCCGGTCTGGGTAAGATGACGGCAGACCAGATCAAGAGTATGGAAGGAATTGATATAGCCTGGGTCGAGGAGGCTCAGACGATTTCGGATAACTCGTTGGAGATACTTATCCCGACAATACGAAAGGATAAGTCTGAGTTGTGGTTCTCATGGAACCCAAGGCACTCGAGCGATCCGATAGACAAGAGGTTCCGAGGCGAAGTCGTCCCTGACAATGCGGTTATTAAAAAAGTCAACTATCCTGACAACCCGTTCTTTCCCAAAGAACTGGATAGCGAGCGGGAGTTTGACAGAGCTAATAATGCAGAACGCTATGGTCACATCTGGATGGGTGACTATGAGCCAACTGCGATAGGAGCCATCTGGGATCGGGCAACGCTGCATTCGGGCAGGACTAAAGAGCCGCCGCTAATGAATAGAATAGTGGTCGCTGTAGACCCTGCGGTAAGTGATACGGACGGCTCAGACGAACATGGGATTATAGTCTGTGGTGTAGGCGAGGACAGTAGGGGCTACGTTCTGGACGACCTATCCAGGCACGGTTCGCCTAAGCAATGGGCGGAACAAACAATAGCGGCTTATGATAAATGGTCAGCAGACGCAATCGTGATAGAGGTTAATCAAGGCGGTGACATGGTTCGGCATACGCTTGAGAGCGTGAGGCCGGGGATACGGATAATCGAGGTGCGAGCAACAAGGGGAAAGCACGTTCGAGCGGAGCCAATATCGGCTCTGTACCAGTTGGGACGCATATCACACGCCGGGACGTTCGACCAGTTGGAAACCCAGCTTTGTCAGATGACATCGTCAGGGTATCAGGGTGACGGCTCTCCCGACAGAGTGGACGCAATGGTATGGGCATTTAGCGAGCTATTCCCCAAGCTCAACAGACAGAAACCTAAAGTAGACCACCGCAATAATGCGGGCGGGTCTTGGATGGGATAAGTAGTGCGGAGGCGCAACCTAGTGCGGAGGCGCACCACTAACCGTAATAGAACCAAGTATATTGAAGCGGAAGATTAATGGACGATATTGTAAAAGAAGCTAAAGAGGCATTCGAGACTTGCCAGGAAGCGGAGGAGGAGAACCGCGACAACGCCGAGAGCGATATTAAGTTTGCCCGTATGGGTGATCAATGGGACGAGGCAGACCGTAACAAGCGTAATAGAGAAGGTCGTCCTGTTCTAACGATCAACCGTATGCCAGCGTTCATAAGACAGGTAGCGAACGACGCCCGACTAAATACGCCTAGTGTTAAAGTATTCCCCGTGGACGATACGGCAGACGTAGACTGTGCGGAGATACTCAACGGACTCCTAAGGAATATCCAGGTTCAGAGTAATGCCGACGCTGCCTACGATACGGCTATGAGCGATGCGGTCACTGGAGGGTTTGGATACTTTATCATCGATGTGGACTATGCCTTCAATGATACGTTTGAACAGGATATTCTCATCAAGAGGATTGCCAATCCGTTTACGATACACGGTGATCCTAGAAGCACGGCGATAGACAGCAGCGACTGGAATATAGGGTTCGTCTCTGATGTAATGAGCCACGCAGAGTTTGAGAAGGAATTCCCTGACGCAGATAAGGTGGATTGGGATGCCGACTTCGAGTCAGAGAAAGACCTCGACTGGATAACTGAGGACTCGGTTAGGGTTGCAGACTACTGGAAGCGAACAGAGGAACCCAGACCTATAGTTCTATTGAGTGACGGGCAAGTAATAGACGAAGAGGTCTATGAAAAGAACAAGGACTATTTCGACGTATCTCAAATAGTCGTGGAGAACTCCCGCACGGTTAAGTCCTGGAAGGTCAAGAGATATACTTTAAGCGGTCAGGAAGTATTAGAAGAGATAGACTGGCCGGGGATGTATATTCCCATTATTCCAGTATACGGCGAGGAGAGTTGGGTCGAGGGAAAGAGACACTTTAAATCTCTAATCAGGGACGCCAAAGACCCTCAAAGGATCTATAACTACTGGAGAACGGCCTCAACTGAGTTAGTAGCCCTGGCTCCCAAAGCGCCCTTTATCGGGCCTGTTGGTGCGTTTGACGAGGACGGGGACAAGTGGGCCACGGCTAATACCGACTCCCATCCTTACTTACAGTACGATGGACAAGTAGCGCCGCAGAGACAATCATTCGCAGGGCCACCGGCGGGAGCCCTACAGGAAGCCCTCAACGCTTCAGACGATATGAAGTCCGTGATAGGAATGTTCGACGCTTCTTTAGGCGCGAGGTCGAATGAGCAATCAGGCCGTGCGATTTTAGCGAGACAGCGCGAAGGGGATGTTTCAACCTTTCACTTTATCGACAATCTCAATAAGGCAATACAACACGCCGGGAAGATAATACTTGACTTAATTCCTCATGTATATTCGGGCGAGCGAGTGGTCAGGGTTCTGGGTGAAGACGACAAACCTGAGAACGTCCAGGTTAATCAGCAAATCCCCATGATGCAGAACGGCCAGCCTGTTATGGATGAAATGGGTCAACCGAAGGCTCGTATCTATGACCTGACGAAGGGCAAGTATGACCTGGTAGTCAGAAGCGGGCCTAGCTTTACGACAAGACGCGAAGAGGCTGCTACTCAAATGATGGAACTTCTCAGGGTGTATCCAGACGCCGCGCCTATAATCGGGGATATATTCGCCAAGAACCTCGACTGGCCTGGAGCTGATGAGATAGCCAAGAGACTGGAGAAGCTAACGCAAGGTCAGCCTGAAGACCCGGAGAAAGCCAATCTGTTAGCGCAGTTACAAATGGCCGTGGATAGAATACGGCAGCTTGAAGGGGATCAACAGGTAGACGCCGCCAAGATAAATATTGATAAACAGAAGCTCGACCTAGACAGGCAGAAGGTGGGCATAGATCAATTCGAGGCTGAAACCGACAGGATGGAAGCCCAGGCTGAAATACAGAAAGATTTAGCACAGGCGCAGAGTTACGGGCCTGTCATTAATTACCCCTTCCGGGGGTAAACCGACCAACCCTACGGGGAGTCGGAACCACAACCCATGAGGTAAACTATGGCTGACGAACAACCCGACGAGGGATTCGTTGACGATTCCGAAGAAGAGGAATCAACCCAAGCCCCTGAAGCAAAAGAAGCGGAAGAGGCTGAACAGGAACCAGCAGAAGAGG